GGTTATAGATAATTGCACCAGTATCAGGATCTTGAATCACAGCTTGGTCAAGTACCTTATAGGTCAAGTCCGTACGGAACGCATAGACATGGTTGCCCTTCGCTGTTATATGCGTTGGGGTTGGCAAGTGCCCAACCCGATTAATCGGATGAATGCGACAGAGGCTACACGCTATCCATTTAGTGTGCTTCAGCCTTATCCTTTTATCTAAGATTATCAGGCTTGTAATTATCCGGACGGAGTAAATTCCGTCCGGATAACAGGAGCGAGATATGACAGTTACGCCTGATGATATTTGTCAATTACGTCGATGTATTGCTGAGCCTACAGTTGCTACCTACACTGATCTTGAATTGACTTCCCGGATTGAAAAGTCTGCTCTTATCGATGAAGATGGACATTTGCCTGATGATGATGCTTGGATCCCCACTTATGATATTTATAAGGTTGCATCTGAAATATGGATGGAAAAAGCGTCCTCGGTTGCTGATGAATTTGATTTTAGTGCAGATGGTGGATCATTCCATCGTTCGCAAAAATTGCAAATGTATCTGAAACAAGCTGGATACTACAAGAGTCGGTCTAAGGCTCAATCTTTGCAAGTAAAACAGCGTCCATTGGAACATTTAGGTCCAAATGGATGGGAGGACATATTTTACAAAGACGATATTGATGATTATGAGAATGATTTGAAATGACGCCTCAGATATGGACTGAATCGGAGAAGTTGAAAATGCAATATGCGCATGAATGGCACATGGCAGATAAAGGCTATCGCATGGTTTGGTCTGTTAGCATTGATAGCGTGGGAGATGACCTTGAAACATGGACGAAAGAAGACAATTTTACCTATTGTGGTATAGAAACCCATGAAGGTCGTGAGAACAAAGCTGAATATACTACTACGACCTATGAGGTAACGATTCGAGTTCCTGTTGATTTCGAGATAGATGAGAAAGACCACTTTCTTATTACATCATTTAGAGGTGAAACAGTAAGTTTAGAGTATGAGATTACTACTCCTATTCGGGTAGGCGTAAGTGCAAAGCGATTTGGTGCTCGGATGGTGAGGCATTAATGGCAACAGTAAAAGTGGAATGGGACATGAGAGAAGTAAACGCCATGCTTGAAAAGCTCAAAGTTGCTGGTCAGAGTGGAGCTAAGGCTTTGGTGGCTGGTGGTGAAGTGGCAGTTGCGCAGGCAAAGATTAATGCTGAAAATCAGGGATTGCATGATACTGGTAACTTGATTGGTTCCATTGGGGTTTATGATATAACACCAAATTCTGTTATGGTAGGGTCGAGGGGTGTGATATACAATGCTGTGCACGAGTTCGGGGCAACTATATTACCAAAACGGGCTAAGGTGCTTCACTGGGTAGACAAAGACGGCAATGATGTGTTTGCAATGCGATCTGTTATTCCAGCACGCCCTTATTTGCGTCCTGCTTTTGATGAGCATAAAGATGACATAGTGAACGCAATTGGAAAAGTAGTATCGGGCGAGTTGAAATGAGAATAGAAAAGGCGTTGGTTGCATATTTGATTGCTGATAGTGGTTTGAAATCACTGATCGATAAAAGGCTGTATGCTTTTCACGCCCAGACGCAGGTTCAATTTCCCTTTATCACTTACCAGCGTGTCAGCACTGCAAAAGTGCTCACCCATGATCTCGGAGAAACCACCCTTACGTCAGTTAGAATTCAGTTCGATATTTATAGCAAGACTTATGCGAATGCGCTTGCGATAACGGATGCTCTAAGGGAAGCGCTGCAGGGCTATCGTGGTACAATGAGTGGAGTGGATGTTCAATCAGTGTTGCCCGCTTTAGAGCAGCACGTTGATGAACCAGATATGGATTATTATCGCCTAACAGTGGATTACATTGTTACGCACACAGAGGAGTGAGATATGGCTAAATTAAGTGCATATGGTTCAATGCTTTTGATGGATGGAGATCCTATTGCCCAAGTAACGGGGTTGTCGGGTCCTAATCTGTCAGCAGACACTGTTGATGTTACCACGCACGATCAAGCGGAAGCGTGGGAGGAGCACGTTCCAACGATCCTTCGTTCTGGAACAGTAACTTTCAACATCGTCTATGATCCAGCGTTAGCTGATCATATAGCGGTATTAGCGCAAATGGTGGATAAAGATTTCGCAAGTTTTGAGTTGCGATTTCCTAATCCAACTCATATTCAGTTTGTGTTCAATGCGTTTGTAACTGGGTTCACGCCGTCCGCACCTGTAGACGGCGCATTAACGGCAGCCCTTACGCTCAAGATAACGGGCGAGCCTACCCTTTATTCGGTTTATTCACCTTAGGAGTAAAAAATGGCTAAATTAAGTGCATTCGGAACTAAATTAACAAAGGGCACATACGGCAGCGATGTAGAGGTAGCGCAGGTTACGACCTTATCGGGGCCAAGTCTTGCCTTAGATACTGTAGATGTTACTGAACACGATGGTACTGGCTGGGAAGAGGTTGTCGCTACGATTTTACGCTCTGGCACAGTAACCTTTACCATCGTCTATGATCCTAACGAGGCAACGCATAAGAATGCGGTGGGTGGTTTGCTGTACGACTTCTCGCACAGGCTGTCGAGTGTCTGGAATATCGTTTTCCCAACGACACCCGTCTCCCATATCTCATTCACAGGATTTGTAACAGGGTTTACGCCTTCTGCACCTGTTGATGGGGCTTTGACAGCAAGTGTTACTATCAAGCCAACTGGCATAGTTACTTTACCATAGGAGAAAATTGATGCTTACTCGTGAACAAATTTTAGAGTGCAATGACTTACCATCGGCAGTTGTAAAAGTTCCTGAATGGGGCGGTGAGGTGCTTGTAAGGGGTTTGACTGGAGCACAACGGGATTGGCTTGAGGCTTCGATGTTTACTGGAAAGAGGGGCAATCGTGAGGCGAACATGGAGAATTTCCGAGCCAAGATTGTTTGCCTTTCGGTCAGTGATGAAAACGGCAATCCGATCTTTACCGAAAAGGATGTAGCAGCGCTTTCTAAGAAATCGGCACTTGCCCTACAGCGGGTATTCAATGTAGCTCTAAAGTTAAGCGGACTCACACAAGAGGAAGCGGAGCAGTTGACAAAAAACTAAAGCAGGGCAATCGGAAGTTCTACTTTCGGCTTGCCCTGCACTTAGGAATGACGGTATCCGAGCTCCTGCACAGGATATCGAGCAGGGAGCTAACTGAGTGGATGATGTATTATCAGATGGAGCCGTTTGGCACAGATGTGGATATGTATGGGCACGCTATGACTGTTTCAACATTGCTAAATATCTACAGGGATCAAGATAAGCATCCAGAACCCATTGAGCCTCGTGAGGTAATGCCAAAGTGGGATAAGACGGATATCATAGAGGAACAGCTTGCACAGATTCGTCAGATTAATGCCTTATTTGGCGGTAAGGAAATAGTAAATGTCAACGATAGCTGATTTATTTGTCAGGCTGGGAATGGACACCTCAGGTCTAACTTCTGGGGTGGACAAGGCTAAGTCATCGTTGGCTCAGTTAGAGAAGTCGTTCAAGGGTGTCGAACAAGCTGGTAAAACGATGTCTGATCTTGGTAAGAAAATATCACTCGGCGTTACAACTCCAGTTCTTGGCGCTTCAGCAGCGTTACTTTCCTTTGGTAATCAAGCGCAATCAGCTATACAAGTTAGGAATGCTTTTAATGATATTACTGCATCAGCAGGCGAAATGGGGGATGCAGTCTTAGCTGCGATGCAGAAGTCCTCTCAAGGGTTGATCAGTAATACCGACATGATGAAGTCATTCAACCTTGCTGCCAGTCTGGTGAATGAACAATTTGCCCTTCAGTTACCGCAAGCGTTCGAGTATCTTGGTAAAGTATCCGCTGCAACTGGCACGGACATGAATTACCTTTTGGACTCGTTAGTTCGTGGTGTTGGTAGGTTGAGTCCGCTTATCTTGGACAACTTGGGCATACAGGTATCCTTGACCGAAGCGTATGAAGCCTATGGTAGAGAAATCGGCAAGTCCACCGAGCAACTATCGAAAGCAGAACAACAGACGGCTGTATCCATTGTGGTGATGGAGAAGCTGAAAGAAAACACTGCTGCAATGAGCGATGAATTTGGGACTGCTGGTCAGCGTATCAAAACTTCAATGGAGAATGTTAAGGATGTAATAGGAGCAGGGCTGGTGGAGGCGCTGGATAGTGCAAGCAGAGCGTTGGGTCCTGTTATCACAAAGTTTGGTGAATTATTTGAGGAAGGTGGATCCTTACATCCTGTTATAACAACGCTAAGTGATGTTATGGATAAATTAGTAGGAGCTATTGCTGGTGTTGTAGATTGGCTTAGCAATCTTGATCCCACAATTGTGCAAACCGCAACTGACATCGCCTTATTTGCTGCAGCTTTGGGTCCAACTCTGATGGTTGTAGGTAAATTGACCACTGGAATTGGAAAAGCCATCCCCGCATTATCCAGTATGGCTATTCAAATGGGTATTGTATCAACCGCATCTATTGGAGCTTCATTAGCGATGGGTGGAATATTAGCTGCAGTCGGGTTAGCAGCAGCAGCTTTTGTCCATTTTAACAATAAGGCTAAAGAGCAAGTTGCAGTAATGAACGATGCGAGAATGGCAGCCGTTAATGCAGGCAAGTCATTTGAGGAGTATGCGCAAACTATCTATGATGTTGATAATGCATATCGGCTTGAAAATAAAAATATCCTGACTAACAATCAGTACCATAAGCAGTTAAGAAAAACGCTTGAGGAACTGAACGAGGCAGGATATGTAACTGAAAAAGTGTTCACACAATTAGATGTCAAAGCTAAGCAAGGAAATTTGACCACTCGTGAATTAGAGGAAGCTGTTTATAAAGCACTTCAAACTCAACGTGAAGTAGAAATTGCTATAGACCAAACTGCAGAGAGGCTGATTGAAGAATCTATCGCTTTAGCGCAAGCAGGAACTCAAACTGAGTATCTAACTGAAGAGATGGCGAAATTTATAGAGGAATCAGAAAACCTCAAGTCATTGAGCGCTAACTTTGACAACATAATCAGCTACGCTTATGAGTATGATGATATTCAAAAGCAAATAAACGAGAAGTTAGCTCAGATGGCATTGATCGATGTCAATGGTGACGGTATTGCCGATATAGCCGATGCTGCTGGAGACGCTCAGGCAGAACTGGATACCCTAACTGGTGAAGTTGCCGATTTAAGAGGAGAGCTTGACCATTTAGCAAATCAGGCTGTACTCAACATGCTGCAGGCTCAAATCCAGATCGGTGGTGTAACCGATGCCGAAATGAAGTTGTTCATGGACACAGCAGTTGCTATGGGTGAAATGACAAAGGAGGGCGCTGATGCTGCATATCAGAACTGGTCTGATGCAGTTTATCTAATGAACCTTCTGGAACTCGAGCCAAAAGAAGGCGAAGTGACTTTAGATGACCAGCAGTTCATTCTGGACATCTTGGCTTTGAATGATTTGACGCTTGACGAAAAGATTGCCCTGATAAAGGCAGAGCTCGAAGGCGAGGAAGAAGTTAGGAACAGAATTAATGATTTAGCCAGAGATAGAACCACGACCATCACAACAGTGTTTCGCCAAAGCGGGCAACCGCCTTCTGGATATACTCCACAATTGAGAGCTGAGGGCGGTCCCGTTGGAAGTAATCAACTTTATATGGTTGGTGAACGAGGTCCCGAGCTGTTTGTGCCCTCTGATAATGGCGTCATCGTCCCGAATAGTAAATTGGTAGATATTTTACAGGAAGCGCTTGGTAATAAGAAGGGCGGTTCTACTGTAATCAATAATTTTAATCTTAACATGCCTACGTCCAACAGCCCTACGGATGTAAAGACGGCATTTGAACTTATGGAGTCTTGGGTATGAGCGCACCACAGTTAGAAAGAATGAAGTTTTGGATCATAAAGCCAAAAGAAGGTAGGAACGCAATTTGGAATCCACGCTTTGACCCACCAGAAGGAACAGCGTATTGGACGGGTTTAAATGGCTCGATTTCGCTCTCTGGAGAAGAAACACGACGTAACTCTTATTCTATGAAGGTAACTCCGACTGCATCTGGTTCGTCAATAACCGCATACTATAATCGTGGCTTGAAGGTGGAGAGTGGGCTGAAATATACATTTAGCTGTGATGTAAAAGGTGTGGCTGGAATGCCGATGCGTATAGTTATCACCACTTCAACCCATGCAGCTAAGGCAACTAAAACTTTCACTGCCACAGGTTATTGGCAACGAGTTGAGGTTACATTATTGTCAACTGAAACCAAGACTGATTACAAAGTGCGAGTTACCAGAGATGCCAATACTTCTATGGAGCCGTTCTATGTAGACGGAGTTCAATTCGAACAAACCGATAAGGCTACCACATTTATTAGTGGTTGGGAAGGCGATGGTTACTCTTGGGAAGGCGAGCCAAAAAAGAGTGCATCGCTCAGAGCGGCGGATTGTAAAACTGGTGGGGAACTGCTGGACTTAGAAGACTATTGCCAGCTTGTTCAGGTTACAGGTTTAGGTCATGGCGACTGGAATCAAATCCTAACTAAAATGACTTCTGGCGGTGATCTATATCAGGGGCACATCCGCAAGTCACG